ATGTCGGTCACTCTCTGAGGACCACCACCAAAAATATCGCTTAATCTTACGCCGCCAAGTTGCTCGCGATCACTTGGACTGAGGTTGTTAAATCTCTCCATTGCGGCCCCAAAACCACCGGGCTGTGGAAGCGGGCGAAGCTCTTGAAGCATTGGGTTGGATGGATCGCCAATTCCTTGCCGTGGTTGTGGTTGGGGGCTGGCTATAGGCTGATTAATAGGTTGCAGTTGGGAGAGCAAGCCTTCACCACCAATAACAGTTTTGCCGGGACCGCCAGAGGCGTTGTCGGGGCTGTAGGGTATAAAGCCAGTAATGTTATCGCTAAGACCACCCTGCGGGGGAAGTGAAGGCATTCCCTGTCTATTGTCTTGTGGACTTAAAAGGCCAGCATCGAATGGTTGTGGTTGCGGAGCAATTGTGTCCTGATATGGGCCGGGATTAAAACTTTCATTGAAACTGTTGGAGCCGCCTAAATAATCTACACCGCCACCAAAACCACCCATGTCCATACCCAAACCGGGTTCTTGCATCTGTGCGAATGAACCTTGACCGCCGCCTTTACTCATTGTAATCACCTGTACGAATCATGTCGGTTACATCCAAGGCGCGTGTACCTACTTGGTTGGCCCATCGACTATCAAGAAACTCCATTGCCGCCGCCTCGTAATCATGTACGTTCATAGCCGCAATAGCTTTAGAAAACTTACGAAGCGAGGTAATGCCAATGTTGAAGCACAGGTTGATCATTGCGTCCTGCCTAACCTCGTCTAGCTCTTTGAACCAGTCAAAGTTAAAGTCTAGTTCATCACGACATCTTTTTATGTCATTGCTCAATAGATAATCTATCTCGTCCTCAGACAGGCCGATACCACCGTTGCTGTCTAAATTTCTACCCACACCCACAGTGATCTTGTTTTCACTGCACAGGTAAGCATGAGTCCTAACGCCTTCGTGTATTTTTAACTGCTCGATCAGCTTGCTCATTTAGAACTCGACTTGCTTGCGCCAAAGTAAAAACTTACCACAGAAGACACGATACCCCCGAGATAACCCAGCACGAGGTTAACGACATTGAGGTCGTTGTCATCAGCAGGCTGAAGAGTAACGAGCAAAACATAACCACCGAAAAGCAAAATAGACAAAAGGGCAATCGCTCTTGCTGTCCAATCTTCTGAAAAAGCTTGTCTCGCATGTTGAGTATCCTTTGTTTCTAGCGCGAATACATCAACTTCAAGCTCTTTCATCCTGACTTCAAAGTCAAGTTCAGCCTTTTTGATCTCAGCCAGCTGTTCTGGGGTAGCCTGCTGAAGGGCTTTCTCGATCTTCTGAGGGGTGGGATCGCAACCCAGTACGTCAGCCAGCATAGTAGCCGCCGCGCCTCCCACAGGACCGCCTAGAGCCGCCCCAAGGGTAGGAGCAAGATCGCCGATCAAACCTTTGATTGCATCAAACTTCATCGAAAGAACTCCACTGCGCCAAGACAAGCGATAATGAATGGATACATAGCCAACAGCATACGCTCTATCTTGTTAAAGCGCTCCTGACCTTGATCTAAACGCTTCTCCATCATTTCACGCATAAGTCTGCACTCAGCCTCATGTATCTCAATGCGGCGCAATGCCTCTTCTGCTGTATCCATTAACCACCACCCAAAGGATTCACGGCGTCAATTGCCGTCCAAACATCATCCATGTCACGCTCAAACCTTTGAAGCCGAACATCTAATGTTTCCAAGCTCTCAAGTTTTGAGTTGACTCTAATTTCCGACTCGCCAACTGTTTTCTCTGCACTAGCAATTCGGTCTCTAATATCTAGCAGTTCACCCTGAGCCTTCATGATCTGCTCTAGGTTTGTGCCTAGCTCAGTAAGCTTGCCTTGAAGGTTCTCAACATCAGCCGTGGCTATTGCTTGCTCCATGTTTGACAAGCTTACTTCCATTGCCTGTAAGCGAGCGTTGCTTTGCTCTTTGAGATCTTCAAACCTAGCAACCAGCGCATCTGCTTTTGCGCTTGCCTCTACGACAGCCTCCGACTGATCATTAAGCTGTGCAAAAAACTGTGATGCCGCCCAGATTCCGCCCCCAATTGTTGAGCCAAAACTAATCACAATAGCGATCCAAACGCCCTTGATGGACGTGTCGCCGACATTAACTTCCAGATCTTCAAGAGCCATCGTTCAAACACTCCTCTTGATTCTCAGCGAACCAACAACCACCTTCGGGGCTTTCTAACCAAAATTCCTCTGTCTCTGCTCTAGTAAGCACTTCTGGTGCAGTCACAAAGTAATTGCCTACTTGCAGTCCCTGTATCGTGGCTCCGTCGTCAAACGATACCCAGACCGCTGTTGTGTCTAGGTCAAAGAAAATAGATGCGGCTTCTTCAAAAGTTACGTTGAACTCTCTGGCCATATTGTCTGCCTGATCAAGCAAGTTCTCGTCGTTTACCACTGCCATATAAGCCGCCGCCACTTGAATTGCATTCTCAGTATTGGACAAAGCAGTGTTGTACGTTTCGATATCCTCGTCTTGAAGCGACACGTCATTGGCACCCATAAACTCTTGAAGGGCCATAGCCTCTCTTTGATCAGGTGCAGATTGCGCGTCCTGCGCCATCTCATTAACAGTTGCAACCATAATAATTTGCTGGGCCGCCTCAACGTATGCGTCAATCATTTCTGACACAGTGTCCATCGCTTGATCTGCTTGGTCCTGAAAGTATTGGTCGGCACCGGGGTCGTAACTGTATGTGGCCGCCTGAACTGCGGCTACTGCGGCATTGTAAGCATCTTGTTGCTCTTTGCTGATATGGCCGTTTTCAGCCATAGCGGGCGCTATGTAACCCTCACCAGCGTAAGATGCGCCACCTGCAATAGTTTTTATGCCATAGGCGAACGTGTCTCGAATGTTCTGGGACGTGTTCACCAGATCATCAATCTCTGTTGCCTTTAGTGGTACGGAAGCGATCACTAAGACTACCGCTATTAGACTCTTGATCACCGTTGTCATCACCCCCTCCGGCTAAAAGCTGATCGTAAAAAGCTCTATCCTCTTCATAGTCTGGAATCCACATGTCTGGATTCTTCTTAATTTCTAGCAGAGCATTCTTACCAACGACCAACTTGCCTGCCCTGATAATTGGGCACGGAGTTGCACTCATGAACATAGCCCGCCAGACTTGTGCGTTTTGGCACATCAGACTGACGCTTGCTACTTTCATGCCCATATTAGATAGGGTGATGGCATTTAGCCTGCGATTGCACTCTTCATCTTGGCGATATAAACCAGACGAGACACCAAAGCCAACAAGCTGTACACCACCCGACAAGGACTTAAGGCAAGACTGTTGCCCTGTGCTCATCAAGCTCGGCGCTACAGCTGTGCTTGCAGGCATTTGTCTGCCAGATCCAGCGCCGTTGTATGTTTTGTTGACGTTGTTGTTGTTTGAGTTTGACGTATTAAGGTCGCCCTCAATGTTCGTGCCGTCCCCATTGTCATCAGTGTCCGGTTCAAACTCACCGTCATCTCTAACTGGCGGGGGATCCACCTCAGGCACAGGATCTACCTCAGGGGTGTCCTGCCCGAAGGCAGGACTGACAACACTAATTAACAGTATCAGCAGATACTTCTTCGTAATCCTCATCTGTGATCTCCTCACCTTGCTCTAATGACACGGCAAGAGCATTCACAAAAGCCTGATGCCCAAACGCAAGCTGATCAAAGTTGAACTTTGCGTTGTCCATTTTTCGGCTGAGATCGTTGATGTGGTTAACAAAGGTCTTCTGCTGATCGTTAAGATCTTCGATGAAATACTCTTTGTCGTTTACGGTGATTGGGGTCTTTTCATTTTTTCCCATCGTCGTTACTCCAAGTTGTGATTAAGGTTTAGGAAGCGGTATAGCCATTTCCTTTGGTTATCGCGGCGTTAGCGGCAGTCATGCTTTCGCCATCCCAATCGTCCTTGGCAACCATAATCTCAAGGTGAGCTACGTTACGGTCAACGCAGTCTTGACGCTCTGCGGCTTCCATATCGTCGTCTTGGTTACCAGCAACGATGTCGTCGATTAGATCAATGCTATGTCCCATAGCAGTAAAGTCTTGTGTGCGCTCTTCAGCGGTTCTTGCTTCGTCAGTCATGGATTATCTCCTTAGTTTGATTCAAGTGCTTCAATACGGGCGGTTAATGTATCTACTTTTGCAGATAGCTCTTGTATTGCTTTTAATAAAATAGGTATTGTTTCTGTGTATTGAATACCTAATTTACCATCTTGGTCTTGGCTTATAACTTGCTTGTAATTTTTTTGCCAATCTTGTGCTATAAAACCAATTTTTTTAGATTTCTTTTCATCTGCAATAAAGTTGTATTCAACACATCTATAATCTTTAACTTTATCTAAAGCACCTGTTAGTTCTACAATATTTTCTTTAAGACTTTCATCTGATGATCCTGTCCAAGATGTAGCACCATCAGTAAGGTAAACACCTGTAGGGCTTTGATTATAAATTACAAACGTATTATTACTTGCTGGTCCAACATACCAAAATTTACCTGAAGTAGCAGACGAATGTCTTAGTCCTAGTTGCCCAAACTGCCCTGCACTTTCAAGATGTAATCGCTGACTAGAAGCATTAGAAGAACTACCAACCAAAAAATTACCAGAACTATCAAAGATACCCCGTGGATTACCGTCACCATCTGACAAGACGATGTGATTGTTTGAGGTGCGGATGTCGAGGCCGCCTTGGTTGCCGCTGTAGCCACCAAGAACAGTGTTCTTAGCACCCGTGGTAATTGATTTACCTGCATCCTTACCAATTAAAGTATTAAGGTCAGGTGTTGTGAGTGCCTCACCAGCTCCTTGACCAAGAAGCGTGTTGTCATCGCCTGTTGTGATAGCAAGTCCAGCGGCAGTACCTACAACCGTGTTTCTATTGCCCTCAGTATTTCCTCCAAGCGCCTGATCTCCAACAGCTACGTTGTTTGTACCCGTAGTATTCGCGTCTAGTGATCTTGCTCCCACGGCAGTATTGTTTGTGCCAGTGGTGTTAGACAGCATTGAGTCTTTACCGATAGCGGTATTGGTATCGCCTGTGGTGTTTGCTGTTAAAGCAAGGTAGCCCACAGCAGTGTTATTAGGCGCTGTCGTGTTAGCGGACAATGCATCATACCCAAGAGCCGTGTTATATTGTCCTGTAGTATTTGAGTACAGAGACGCACGACCGACGGCGGTATTTCTTTGGCCAGTCGTATTTAATGAAAGAGCATAGTTACCGACAGCAGTGTTGTTTGCCCCTGTTGTGTTGGTACTACCAGAGAATGTTCCAAGGAAAGTGTTATATGAAGCTGTTGTATTGGCGTTTCCAGCCTGATAACCCACAGCTACGTTTTGTGTTCCTGTCGTATTAAGCCCCAACGCTGTATGGCCCACTCCGACGTTATAATCTCCAGAGGTGTTGCTGTACATGGCCGAATAGCCAAGAGCAGTATTAAGTCCGCTTGTGCTATTTAACAGAGCGTCTTGTCCTAAAGCCGTCGCAAAACTTCCAGTCTCCAAATAAAGTAGCGCTCGATTTCCTACTGCCGTGTTGTAGCTTCCGGTAGTAAGTGTTGAGAGCGAATTTGAACCAACAGATACATTTTGTTGGCCGGTGGTCAATGCGTCACCAGATAGACCACCAATGATAGTATTGTTTATGCCTGTAGTTACTGAAATACCTGCATGAAAACCTACTGCTGTATTGTATGTATTAGTAGCACTTGTAAAGTTTTGTGAGCCTAAAGCCGTGTGACCAATGGCTACCGTTCGGCTTCCTTTAGTATCAGCGCCTAAAGCGCCAACGCCAATGACTGTGTTAAAGTCTGCATCAGTCAGCGCATCGCCTGCTTCTCCGCCAAGAATGGTGTTTTGAACACCTGTGGTTATTGCGGCTCCAGCATTATGGCCTACTGCTGTGTTATATACACTTGAGGCAGAAGCAGGATTTTGAGCGTTTAGAGCAAATGTACCAATCGCTACGCTTTCAGCACCTACAGTATTTGTTTGTAGAGCATCAACACCTATCGCTACGTTATTTGAAGCTGTAGTGTTTGAATCTAAGGCGTCTTTACCTATAGCAACGTTATTAGTGCCTGTAGTATTTGCATTAAGCACTCCATAACCTAAACCAGTGTTGTTACTTGCTGTTGTATTTGCACTTAATGCGCTAGTCCCTACTGCGGTATTATTTTGGCCTGTAGTATTTGATAAAAGCGCATTATCGCCGACAGCTACACTTTCATCGCCTGTAGTGTTTGCACTTAATGCACTATATCCAATAGCTATGTTATAGGATGCTGTGGTGTTAGCGTCTAGTGCTAAAGAACCTACTGCTACGTTTCTTGTGCCTGTAGTGTTTGCCCCTAAAGCAAAGTGACCGACTGCGGTGTTGTTAGAAGCTGTGGTGTTTGCGTTTAAAGCATAAGAGCCTAATGCTACGCTACTTTCACCTGTAGTATTGGCACTAAAAGAATTAAAACCTACTGCGGTGTTGTTAGAAGCTGTGGTAATCGCATCACCAGCAAGCCCACCGATGAGGGTGTTTTGAGCACCCGTGGTTACTTCTTTACCTGCTGAAAAACCAACGGCAGTATTGTAAGAATCTGTGGCTGAAGTAAAGTTTTGTTTGTTTAAGGTCGCCGCTCCTATTGCTGTTGATTTACTACCCAAAGTGTCGGTGCTTAAAGCATAAGCCCCTAAAACAACATTAAAGTCAGCATCAGTTAAAGCATCACCAGCATTGCCACCAATAATAGTGTTTTCAACACCTGTGGTTATTGCAAAACCTGCGTGATACCCCACTCCCACATTGTACATATCAGCGGCTGAACTAGGATTTTGTGTAAATAACGCATTAGTTCCGAGAGCAGTTGATCTACTACCAACAGTGTTTGCCCCTAATGATCCTACGCCAAGAGCTACGTTGTAGCTACCAGTCGTTACTGCGTCTCCTGACAATCCACCAATAAAAGTATTTTGTTGTCCTGTGGTTACTGCATTACCTGCAAAGAATCCAACGCCAACATTATAGTTTGCGATTGAAGAGCTAAAACTTTGCGCTCCTAAAGCAGAGTGACCGATTGCAACGGCTCTATTACCTCTAATCTCCGAACCTAATGCTGAATGGCCTAGCGCTGTGTTTGCTGTTCCGTCTGTGATTGCGTCAGCGGCGGCTTGACCAATTGCTACGTTTTCAGTACCTGTCGTGTTAGAAGACAAGGCATAAGCGCCGATAGCAATGTTGTTTGATGCCGTAGTATTAGCATCTAGTGCCGCGAGACCTATGGCGACGTTGTTTGTGCCAGTGGTATTAGCATCCATTGCCAAGGAGCCAACCGCAACATTACTTTCGCCAGTCGTGTTATTTCTCAGTGCGGCATAACCTATTGCCACCGCGTTTGAGGCAGTAGTGTTGTCCTCTAGCGCTCTTCTGCCCACAGCGACGTTAGTTCCGCCAGTGGTGTTGGCCTTTAAAGAATCTTGACCGACTGCGGCATTTGAATCGCCTGAAGTGTTTACAAGCCCCGAATTTTCACCAATAAATGTATTGTTGTCGCCTGTAGTAGCTTTACCTGCTCTCGTTCCTACTGTCGTGTTACCACTACCACAGTTAGCAGAAAGCGCTTCAAATCCAACAGCTACGTTATTAGTTCCGTCGTCAGTAGCATCACCAGCAAGGCCGCCAATAAACGTGTTTTGAACGCCTGTGGTTACTGCCGAACCTGCACTAAAACCAACTGCCGTGTTGAAAGTATCTGCACTATTAGTCACATTTTGTGCGGCCAGTGCGCCATAACCTACACCAGTTGCTTTATTTCCTGTTGTGTCTCCTGAGAGCGCAAGCGTTCCTACTGCTACGTTGTAATCGCCTGTTGTTTGGGCATCTAACGATAATCCCCCTACTGCCGTATTACTAAATCCTGTGGTTATTGATAAGCCGGCTTTATGTCCTATGCCAGTGTTGTAATCTGCTGTTTCATTTTCTCTTAATGCTTGATAACCCAATGCAGTATTGTAGTCACCAGTCGTATTTGAGTCTAAAGTAAAAGCACCCATAGCGACATTTTGAGTGCCTGTGGTATTTGCCAATAAAGCACTTGTACCAACCGCAGTATTATAATTTGCAGTGGTGTTAGCGGCTAAGGCATTGTCTCCTACCGCTACATTTTGACCGCCTGTAGTGTTTGCAGTAAGCGCGTTGTAACCTACAGCAGTGTTATTGCTGGCTGTGGTGTTATCGTCTAAAGCATACGCACCTAGCGCGACATTACTGCTACCTGTCGTATTGTCTTGTAAAGCTCTAAAACCACTGGCAGTGTTGTTTCCTCCGGTCGTATTGCTATAACCGGCAAATGTTCCAGATACTGTGTTGCCTGTTCCTGTAGTGTTTGATACTAAAACATCATGGCCGATTGCTGTGTTATTAGATGCAGTTGTAGAAGAAGCTAAAACGCCTGTTCCTACGCCTACGTTGTTAGCGCCCGTAGTATTAGCAGTCAGCGCCTCAGCACCTATACCAACGTTATTACTTGCTGTAGTAGTAGCGTCTCCTGCGTTCCAACCAACGAAGATGTTTTTATCACCAGTGGTAATAGCTGTGCCAGCCGCATTACCAATAGCTACGTTGTAAGCTCCGCCAGACTCAACGCTATCTAGCGCAGTGTTACCCAGCGCTACGTTTTCTGTACCCGTAGGATAGTTACCATCCAGCTTGATTGTGCCGCCATCGACTGACAGGTTGCCTGCGATATCAACTGCGGCATTTACATCTACAGTTGTAGTTGCAATTTGCACCTCAGTGTCTGCAACAATATCAAGCTGTCCGTCCGCGCTTGAATTTAGATAAATTGCGCTATCACGAAACTGCACCTTGTCCGTTGTGGTGAGTTCGATGTTGGTTCCACCGGAGGTATTACCTGCGGTCAGCACTTCCGCCAGCGTATCGGTAATACCGGGATCGACTAGCGCCATAGCATCGACTACTGCCGCACCAGAACCTGCACCATCCAAATACACTACCGCCGTCTTGCCATTTGCGATGGCGACGTTTCCTCCGGTTCCTTGTGAAATGGTGATTACTTGCGAACCCGTGGTGGCGTTCTCGATAAACATTACGCGAGAAATAGTATTGGGTGCGATGGTAAGAGTGCGACCAGCTGTTAGTGTCGCTGAAGAAGTGACCTTGAAGTACATTGCGCGAGCCGGGTCAGTGGCTCCATCGGCAACGGTGGTGGTTGCATCTGCGTCGGATGAGAAGCAATCCTGCGTGCCATAGCCCAGTGCCTCACCGATGAGTTCGAGGTTTGTATTGGTACTGGTTCCCCACGTACCGGCCTCGTCACCCGTCGCTATTTCTTTAAGTCTGAGATCATTGACGTATGTCGCCATTTTATTTCCTCACGGTTGCTACGCAACTTCCTTCCAATCGGGAGATTGACTGTCATCTATAGTACCCCACGATGGAGTCTGACTGTCGTCAATCGTAGACCAACCGGGCGTTTGACTATCGTCAACAGCAACCCATGTTGGCGTTTGAGAATCATCTATACCTTGCCAGTTACCGTCTGGTCCCGGAGCTATCTGGTCCCAAACAAATACAGTGCCAATTTCAGTTGTGGCCTGTGATCCTGTTGGGAACACATTGGCATCACTTGCCGTTGCTACCGAACCAACAGCGGAGGTAGCCGCCTCTCCTGTCGGGAATACTGTGCATCCAAGCGATGTAGTAACAGAGCCTACCGAAGAGGTGGCCTCTTCGCCTGTCGGTGTAACTGTGGCATCTGCGTCAAATGTGACACTTCCGACAGCAGACTGTAGTTCTTCGCCGGTAACACTAACGTCTGCGTTAGCAACAACAGTTACAGAGCCAGCTGATATCGTGGCTTCTTCGCCGTTGACACCAACGGTCATGCCAAACTTGATGCTGACACTACCTACACGAGCAACAGCTTGTTGCCCTGTCGGACTAACAATTGCTTCTGCAATAGTTGATACAGAGCCTACCGCTGATGTCGCGGCTTCACCTGTAACATCTACATCTGAGTTGGCTTGAACTGTAACTGAGCCAATGCTTGCTGTAGCGCTTTCACCAGTAACTGGTACGTTGGCAATGCCTGATACAGCAACGTCGCTTGTAGAGGCTGTGAGAGCCTCTCCTGTCGGACTAACAACAGCTTGAGCAACAACCGATACATCGTTCGTTGATGCGGTGACTGACTCGCCAGTTACGTCAACGTCTGCATTTGCGGCAACTACTACATCACCAACAGAAGACGTGGCCGCTTGGCCTGTAGGCGAAACGACAGCTTCTGCAACAACAGTCACAGACCCCGCTGATATGCTGGCCTGTATGCCTGTTAGTATGGGTACGTTGGCATTCGCTTCAACAACGACAGTGCCAACACTTGCTGTAGCTGACTGCCCTGTTGGGACAACATTAGCTTCAGCAACAATGGTTACGGAGCCTACAGAGGCGGTTGCCCCCGGTACTGCAATACCTTGGCCCCAGCCTGCTTCGCCCCACCCTTGGGTGGAACTACTCCAACCCTCAAAGGCGACGACGACATCAGCCATGTTTTACTCCTTAAGCAATACGAATAATCGCGTTGCTTGCATCTGCTGTTGGGAACTGAATAGTAAAGTCACCCGCAGTAGAAGTCTTATCTCCACCAAAATCCAAAATCAATACAGATCGGTTTGCAGTCCCAGCCGTTGTAGAGGAGTTATATATCATTGCTCCCCGTGCCGTGATGGTTGCCGTGGAAAACGTAAGGTCTGCGAAGTCGGTCAAGGCAGTGGTGCCTGACGTAGTTGGCGTAACGTTAGTTAGCGTGCCACCACCTGAGGAGTAGCCTGTTCCGCTTACCTCATTCGTAGTTGTAAACGCCGTAGTAGAAGCACCCAGTGTTGCGGAACTTGTGTACAACGCCAGCTTGAATGTATTGCCGGTTCCAGTTGTGGTTGTTGTTCCACCGCCAGAGCCGTTGGTTAGGTTGTGTATGCCTTGCAAGATTTCTTTCTTGAAAGACGTGCATATAGCTTGAGTGATCGCCATTAGATTTTCCTCAAAATTGCCGCGACATCTTCATACCCATTGCGCTCTAGCTCAACAATGGTATTGGTTCTGCTACTTTTAATAGCTTCCTCCATATAGGTTTTAATTACATGGCGGATGTTGTCCTTGTAAGCTTTCGCCTGCTGGACGATCTCTGGATGATTTTTGTCACCCACAGAAATAATTGTATCCGTTGCACGATCAGCCCAGTGATCAACACTGAGTCCGCCGTTGTCGGTTGTTATTACATTCACAGTGCCAGCCTGTGCCACACTTACTTCAAACATTAGCCCCTCGGCAATCTAACTGCGCCAGACCGATAGCTATCAGTCGTGCTATATCCCTCACCCAGCGCCTTCAACTTGCCAAGCGCATCTTCGTATCGCGTTGCATACAACTGCATAAGATCAGGGTCACCTTTAAGGAAGGTGTACGCCTCAAGCAAACAGCCATACAACAGCGAGCTTTCTGCATTATCGCCTAACCAGCTAGTACCGCTTGCCGCAGTAGTAATTGATTCTGGCTTGTAGAAATAGTGTAGCTCTACCGTAAACGTAGAGTTTGGTGTGGGGCCAAGGATGAACGATGAATCATCGAACAACGCATAATACTTAGGCACACCCGTCGTTGTAGAGTCTGGGTACGCCTCTCGAATAAAGTTTACGTCCTTAAACATCAAGAACTCATACCCAGAGTTATCCACAGCCAATGAGTATGGCGCTAGGAAATCAGAGGGCGTAGACAAGTATTCATTGCTTGCCGTCAATGTTCCAGTTTTATTGACTCGGAAATCAGGCAACTGCACCGACTTAAGGATGCGGTCCTCTGCCTGCGTAATAATCGTATCAAGGTTATTTACGAACGTGGTCTCGGTCGTTTGCAAATAATCCTGTATTGCTGACTTCAGCGTTGTTAATGTCCAAGCCATTAGGTCACCACCGTTACGCGGCCCACCTGAGCCTCAATGTCCAATCCAACTGTCTGACTGCCTAACTCTGTAATGCCGCCTCCCACAGGGTTAAACGCAAACAACTGACGACTTTCTGCTTGTGCGCGATCAGGACGTGGATTGCGTAGCGCTTGCGGGTCGTCTGTACGAACACGACCAAGTTGCAACTGAGGCTGATCTGGATCAACGACATCTCTGCCCACCAACAATCCTGTAGGACGCTGATTAACAATCTGAGGAACTAGATCTTTCTTCGGGTATCTAAACCCAGTTAGATCGCAGAATCCAAACGCATACTTGCCTTCAGCGTAACTCAAAACTGATACCCTCCGGGCACAACATACAGGGACGCTTTCTCCCGTGCAGAGTCTGCCGCAAGGTTCCACTGCTCATCATAATCTGCTTTCAATAGCGGCGCACGTTCTGATGCCGCTGGATATTTGATAGCTAACTTATAAGCTAGACCTGCCACAAAGCAGGGCAGGAATCTTGCTGGAAGGTCCATGTTGTTAGACGCTGGCTTACCAGAGTCTTCAATTCTTTCCATGTAGTAGTAGCCAAACGTGTACGTCTCTTGACTGTCTGGGACAGGCCACAGGTTTACAGCGATGCCGTCTGGTGTCTGTTCCACGTAGAACTCTAGTGGCTTTGACTGTGTAAGCTTGTTTGACAGGTGAGCATACTGGCTCACTGAGATACGAGACATAGACTGATCAAACTGGCTTGTCGTCTCGCCTGCATCTGTGCGGAGGTATGCTTCGATAATGTCGAAGATCTTGCCGTCTAGCGCATAGCGTGACGTACCGGGGGTCAAAGTCTGCGTGCCCTCTTTGACAGTCCACAGGTTAAGGCCACGGTTCTGCCACTCAAGCATAAGCAGATCAATGCTTCTGCGAGCGGTGCGATAGTCATACCCACTACGAAGCTCCAAACCGGCACGCTCGAACGCCTCCTCAATAGAGTCGCTAAGGTCGAGATTGAATGCAAATGTGCCGCTCGTCGCCATCACTTAACCTTTTTCTTTTTGCGCCTGCGGGTCTTTGGCGCGTTCTTGATTTGTTTGCCTGTCTGCGCTCTGCTAATTGGCATAGCTATTTACGCCTAGACTTGGCACCTACACACTTCCAACGTTTACGGGACAAATTGTTAGGAGTGTTGGGGTCGTTCTGCTTTTTCTTTGGCAGACGCTTCTTAATTCCTAGCGATCTAGCGCAGTAGCTGTCGCCTTTGCTGGTGCCCGGCTTTACTCTAGGGCCACCACCTTTTGCTTTG